GATTCTTACTACCACTTGTAGGTGTAGTATCTATATCTTCTTCTACCAAGTAAAGTTCAGTCTCACTTGGATTTTGTATGGCATCATACTGAGCTTTTGTCAGTGTATGAATCTTCAAACTGCTTACTGTTGTACTTGTTGACATATTACTCTAAACTAAATCTTTGTTTATCTATGTTGTAATTAAACGCTATCTCCTCTGCTGATAATGCTCTTGAGTAAACTCTTATAGAATACATGCTACCACCAAAGGCATTTCTATATCCAGAATAATACCTTTTACCAACAACAAAATTGTCAGAACTTGTAATGGTATTGTTTGTCGATCTTGAGCCATCGCTCAATGCCACACCATCTTGCCATACATCGTTTGTAGAATATTTCGCACTTATTGAAGATAACGATGCGCTACTGAATTGCTTTCTTTTCTTGTAGATTCCATCAAGCACCGCATAGTAATCTCCACTATTATAATATGCGTGTAAAGAAAGAGTTCCTTTCTGTAACCAGTAGCTTGCCGTTTCGCTATTAAATGTTGTTACGATTTCTATTGTAGCAATGTCTGGCCAGTTTGCCCCGTCAACCAAAAAGTAGGCATTCGAAAACTGAAAATGGTCAGTATCCCACGTCCCGCTACCTGTTAGAGTCATGTGATATCCATTACCCGATAAGTCTTTCCATGTGGTAGCACTATTTGAATGCTGACCTGCGCCTGCATTCTCAATGCCGTCATACATGGCTATCAAGCCTGTCTGAACGTATGAACTTGCAGGCAAAATAGTTGGCTGAGTAACAAAGTCAGCCCTGCTGTTACCTACCATTGCCTTGTATCTGTTAGAACCTATGTAGATTGACATGTTAGTGATGGATGAAGGTTATGGTTGGAATAGTAGTATCACTGGGCAATGCCCCTACATCACTCGCATTCAAGGTCACATTCGAAGATAGAGCCTTACCATTCACAGTGGTAGTCTTGTCCACTTTCCCCGATACATCAGTAACAACAGTACCAAGGTCCACCACCCCAGATGTCCCCTTGGAATCCCCGTTCATGGTTATGCCTGTGATAGTACCCGTGTTCTTCGTGAATCCCCAACCAGCAACAGTGCTTTCTGTTACTTCGGCAGGAATATAGGGCTTATTGATGAGATCATTATAACTGCCACTAATAGCCACATCAGAAAACTCTGGCAGGTCAGCCATCGTAATATAGCCAACGTCATTATAAAAGTAGCTAATGTTCTGTGGAATATCCCCACCTCCTGAAGACAAAGTGCGCCACTTGCCTTCTGAGAAAGCAAGGAAGGTGTAGGAACGCTTACTAGTGCCATCTGGCTTTGCCCAGATAACTGAAGTGATTGGCGGTTCATTACTGGAGAACATCACTTGATTAAGCTTGGTTATTACATTAGGACTGATATCTGCCATGGTTCTCTGATGTTTCTATTAGTTACTACTCGCTCTTAAGAGCTTTATCTATATATGCCTTCAGACCATAGAGAGTAAGGTCTGATGCTTCATCACTCTTACTGCCTATGATAGTATTTGCCTTATTATCTGTGTATGCCTTAGCACCATTAATGGTGTTTGCTGATTTCTTGTCTTTGACAGAGCCTATAATCTCTGTCTTCATAGCTGCTGCAGCTCCTTCCTTTTCAAAGGCTTCTTCTGCTGGGTCATCCTCAACCTTGAGAGAGCACCACTTGTTTCCTACAAGAACCTTGATAGATACTCCACCATCAACAGGTTTTATCCATAAGGCATCTTTCATTGTAGGTGCTTCTTTAGACAGAACTGCTTGTAGTTTCTTCATTGTCTTTCAATTAAAAGGTTAAACAAAAAAGAAAGGGAATGGGGATTTTACTCCTCATCCCCTTTCATCAACATACCCACTATTAGTTAGGCAATACCATCAATGGTAAGGCCTGTAGCTGTCTCAATAGCATCAATAAGACCGTTAATAGCAGTCTTACCTGCAGTTGTAGCAGGGGCTACAATGGTAATGTCCTTTTCACTCCTGTAGCTATTCACACCAGTGTCAGTAAAGGCAAAGTGGAACTCCAGCACATGATACTGCTGAGCAGGATTTACCAGATAGGTGGTAGGAATGTAGTTAGGCCAGCCCTGCATCCTGTACTGGTCTCCACGCTCACCCATGCAGAAGTACTCAAGGTCTGCAATAACAGGACCATTACCAATACCTGTAGTGCCTACAACAGCTGAACTCTTAGCAGGAGTAGTATCTGTTACAACACCCCACACAATATCATCACCACTGGTATAGATGGTAGTGGGAACAACATCAAAGTAAACTCTCTCCTGAGCACCAATACCTACAGTGTAGTCCTGAATCTTCTCAGTGATGATAATCTTGGTAGCTGTAGTAGTGTTATCTACTGCAAAGTCAAGATAGGGGTTACTGGTCTTGGTAGCACCAACCTCACGAGAGAAAGCAAGATTCAGACTGTTTACCATTGCCTTGTAGAAGTCACTGGCTGTCATGGAAGAAGTAGCATGAACTGCTGCATCCTTGAAATACTGATCCTCATCACTCATGCCATAGAACTGGCGGAGGTTAATGCGAAGGACATAGTCCTGACCAGAGATAGGAGCACCTGAATCAGTAGCCTCCGTAGCAAGGGTAATCTCCACCTTCTTCAGAGGAGTAACCATATCAGCAGCTGATACTGCCTTTACATAATTCAGGTTCTTCAGCTGAATCCTGTCACTCTTCAGAACAGTGTCTGCACCCTTATACAGGAAATACAGCTCCTTGTCTACACCATCATTAATGCACTTCACACCAATGTCACCAACAGCAGACAGCTCCTCAGGAGTCTGAGCAGCAAAATCCTTAAAGGCACCGATAACATACAGCTGACGATTTTGATTTGTCGAAAATACTGCCATAACTTTTAAAACATTTAAGTTAAACATTACCTGTTGGACATGGCAATCCTAACAAGCTTTTCTATTCTCTATTTATATTTTTTGAAGACCATACACCCTTACTCTGCAAAGCCATTTGAACTGCCCTTTCTAGTATCTTCTGGTGAAGACCTTCATGTAATTCACATTCCATAGATCTGGAGAATCCATCTATACTAAGACCATTTGGTAAATCCTCAAGGATAATAGGGTGAATATCCTTCACATACCTGATATAATAGCTTGTAATAGGATAGTCACATACTATCTCGACAATATCACCTGAATAGTCTAAACGCAGACACCTTCTCTCATTAGTTCCTCTAAACGGATTTCTTCTTACTCTATGATACTCATCCTGTGTAACAGGGATAACATCCATTAAAGTAGTACCTTCACATTTACCATCTTCAGTAGTTACTGCCTCATAGGTAATAAACCATAGATCTTCAGGTAATGTAAAAAACACTGACTTAGGACTGATTCCTGTAAATTCAGGAAAGTCTGATGGAGATAAGTTGACTTCTGAAAGCAGACCACTAAGATATCTGCGTAGTTCTTCTGTCAACTCAAAACTCTCACCATAAGCATTCTTACCATTATATAGGCTAAGGACAATCTCCTCTTGGGCCTTCGTCAAGTAAAGGCTCTTTTCATATTCATCAAACTCTATACTGTCAACAGCTTCACGGTCATCAAAGTTTCTGAAGCGCCTATAGCTATTGACCAGAATGTCAAAATGGTCTGAAAACTCATTGAGTGTCATAGCCTGATAATATTAGTTTTGGATTACTGTCCCCTATTCACCATGCTGTTATTAGGTGCTACTCCCCTTTCGGCAGCTCCACCACCTCTTGTTGAGATGGCAAGTTCTACAGCTTTATTAAGGATATCCATGTGGATGATGGGGTTAAGCTCACATTCAGAGAAATTGGTTTCACCATCTATCTCCAGTTCATTTGGAAGATCCTCAAGAATAATAGGCTTAGGACGCTTCACATATCTTACCTTGTAGATAAATTCAGTGTCACCTACTGCTGAAGGATTTTCCTTACGGACTATATTCCAACGGGGAATAAGCTCAGAGTTAATATCAAAGCCTGTAGCCTGATTCTGGAAAAGTCTCCATGCCTGCTTTTTCAAAGGCTGTGCATAGGGCTTGCTCATCTCTCTGTCATATTCCTTGTAATTGATAGGAACAATCACATAGTCTTTTCCTAAACCATCATTGTCATAGGTCTTGACATTTCCACTGACTGATATAATGGTCTTGGCTGTCAATTTCTCATTGAGGATAAACAGGACATCTGTGGTAGCACTTACATATACATAATCTTGGTCTCCTGGAATTGTGATGTAAGTACCTTCTGGAGCATTCTGCTTCATATTATCCACGCTAATCTTCTTTCTAGGAAGCTTGTAGATAATACCTCTGTTGTCAAACTTATACTGTTCTGACTCTTCAGATGGGACTGGTTCCAAGTCAGCAACCTTAATAAGACTACTGAAATCCATCTGCCTGCGTGTGCTGTCATCAAATCCCTGACCTTGCTGATTGAGAGTACTGTCAAAGTAGCTCTTTATAATGATATCCTGTGCCTGAGTCAGAAGCACACTCTTTTCATATTCATCAAGGACAATCTCTCTCTTTGATGCCTGTTCACCAAAAGAAGCCTGCGTATTATAACTGTTAAGCAGGGTGGTAAAAGTGTCTGAAAGTTCACTATTTGTCATTGTCTTTTTGTTTTTATTGATTACTACTTATTTATGAATGCACTTATTGAACAGAGGCTGTTATTGTAGGATTACTCACTTCGCTGACCAGATTGCAATACTGCTTCAAGGTTATCCTGACTATTATTTGTCCATGCAATCTTAGCTAGCTCTACTGCTCTCTGTAGTATCTCTTCATGCAGTGACTCATCAAGCTCACAAGGATTCAAAATCTCATTATTACTACCACGCTGATAGTCTTCTATGCCTATCTTACCACCTATAGTAACACCACTACCGTCTAATACGGCCACTATGATGGGTTTAGGCTTGCGTATATATCTGATGATATATCTCATATAATGGGTAGGACTATCACTAAGCCAAGCAAGATCATTATGCCCTGCGATAATCTCTGCCAGCTTGCCTCCAGCATACTCACTGGTAGCTCCTGTCTTAGAGTTATCAGAGTTATTGATAAGAAGCCTCCAGGCTTGATATTTCAAAGGTTCCTTATAGGGCTTTGACATCAAACGGGTATATTCTTCATAGGAAAGAGGTATAACCTGACGCTGAAATTCAAAACTTCTACGCAAGGCTCCATGGCTTGTATCATTAATTATGAATTGCAAAGATTCATTGATGGGGATAAACAGGTCTTCAGGCATCTCATAAAGTCTTCCCCTGGGGTCAAAGGAAGAAGCATATACATTATCTGGATCATAAATACTTTCCTCTGAAGTAGAGGGTTTTGCAATGGGGGTACATCCTTTACTCCTCATCAGCAATGAGAAGTCCATCTGTCTCTTCTGATTACCATCAAAGCCTGCCTGCTTGGGGTTGCTCTGAGGAAGAAAGTAGTTTTTGATAAGCTCATCCTGAGCCTTAGTCAGAAATACACACTTCTCATACTCATCAAGCCCAGGAGCCTGATTAGAGGTAACGTTATTGTATTGTACATCGAATTGGTCTGAAAATTCTGAACCTATCATAGCTTATCTCTTTCTTTATTTTTTATTTCTTTTAGGTTGAGTAAGCAGCGGTATCTCCGCTGCCTACTTTCCCACATCATTCTTCCTTCAATCTAGCTTCTAGCTTATACTTCAGCTCCTGCCTCTTAATGCTACTGATATATCTCGCAGCATTGTTAAGGGTGCTTTCCTCATTCATCTCACAAAGAGGTGTACCATCTTCACGAAGATAATAGGCATCATTCTTCTTGCCTATCAATCCTGCATCCACACACTTCTTTATAAGTACCTTTGCAGGAAGGAGCTCATCTTTGATGGTGGAGAGGAACAGCCTTGGATTACGCTGAATATACTCATTAACCTTACTCTTCAGGTAGTCTATTTTCACTTTTGGTGCAATAGGACGACCTTCAAGTAATTCAATAAGAACCCTAAGAACATCCTGCTGGTCTTCAATCTTACCATACTCCATATAGCAACGCTGGATAGTATCCATCTTGCTAAGGCTGGACATAGCTTCCGCATTCTCTGAGATAATGACAAACTGATAAGTAGCCTTCGGCCTGTCTTCCAACTCCTGAAGGGAGCTAGCTATCTGATCCTTATTGGCAAGAAGAATCTTATATTTGATATAATCTTCTGGAACACTCAGGTCAAGATAGTTATCCTGTTTATACAAAGTGACTCTGCCAATACCCATAGGATTGCTGTCATCCCAGAAATTGTCTTTCTTCCTATAAACACTCAGGGCATTATACTCTAGGCCCATTGCCTTTTCAAGGAAGTTCTTCTCATTGTCTGTAAGGACATTCTTAAACATTCCTGTGGAATTAAGACGAGGAACAACAAAGCTTCTCTTTGCTGTGTCTGCCATACCTCCATAGAGGATATGCTTGGGGTTTTGAACCATTGAGGTGGGACGGGGAACAAACCTTACAATAATACGCTCATTCCTAAGACAGTTTACTGGCTCTATCTTAGAAACCATAGAAGGTGAAGAAGCTGGAACCTCTTCCCTTTGAACCTTCTTAGGTATTTCAGTCATAGGAATGCTTTGCATACTGTCATCAATGACCATGTTCTCCATCTCACCATTTTCTTCTACTCTTTTTCTTCCCATTTTATCTTCTCCTTTTTAATGTTTTCTCGTTCTGTAAACTGCTACACTGTAGCAGTAAAAGGATAGGGAAGAGGTACGAAACCCCTTCCCATCTCCTTGTGTTTAACCTGCGAGCAGGGCAGGGACAAGGCTCATGGTCCTTGTAGGATCCAGAACACATACACCTGTGGTGGTCATCTTGTGGATAGTTGCACTATCCTCATCATGACTTGCATTGGGGTTGCCCATCTGGCCTGTATAAGGATTCCTCAGACCCCACTCATAGGAAGTGAAGTCGCCGTTCTGACCCTTCACAGCACACTTGAAGATGTTGGGCTGATCCATAGTACCAATGTCAAAGATGTCATAACGGTAGCTGAATGCAGGACCACCATTAGGATGCTGAATCTTGTTACGCACAGGATCATCATAATAGGGATCTACATCCACCTTCACCTTCACACCATTAGGTGCCTGGAACTCTACAAACTGGAAGCCTGCACTCAGTGCATTCTCATGGAGAACAGAGTTAGTCTTTCTTACCATACCCAGCTGGTCTCCATTGATCTGGAAGGCACTCCAGCCACTTACAGTATCAAGAACTGCTTTATGGAACTGAATGGCACCACGCTCACCTGTCTTAATAACAAAGGTACGCTCATTCATGCCAAGCTTTGCAGCTGACAATTCATAGAGAGCATCTTCAATAAGCTTCAAGGAGAAGGTGTTATAGGGCATAGTATTGGATACTTCCATCTGCTCATACAGACCTGCACCCATACGAATAACCTCACCACTCTTACCAATGTTCAGATACTCACCATTGCGGTTCCTGTTGCTTCTACCAAAGGCAAGCACATTGTTCTTGTAGCTGTTCCACTGCTGCTCAAGTTCCCACTGTACTTCATGCATCCACATGTTCACAGTGTCCTTCACATAGCGACCGTTAGTCTCCCTGGTTACAGGAATACCAAAGGCAACCTTCTTGTTAAGCATGGCACCAGATACTTTGTGCTGAATCCTGATAGTAGTGAACTCATTGCGCATGGCAATAGGACTAGCAAAGCGGATATCACCAACCTTACGGCTGAACTCACGCTCTACAGGTGCATACTCTACAGAGAACCTCT